GTTTGAAGAAAAACGGGTAGTTAACTGAGATTGGGACAATTTTATCTGTAAACATCTTTTTAGCATCCGCTCCAGATTTTGAGAGAACACCGAATCTTGCATCACTCGAGATTGTCGCCATATTAACGGTTTCGCCCGACGCCATAAAAGAGAATCCTGACCTTCTGTTTTTAAGGTATGCCATGCCATAGCATCTTTTGTCTGCTTTGCAAGCTTCCCAGAATATAAAGAATAATCTGTTTGCTTCTCTAAAGTCTGGTTGCCCAACATCAATCTTTGACCACTGCAAATACATGTAGTGAGTACCAGTAATATAGGTAGGAACACCCTTGTTATAAAACCAGAAACCTTCGTCTCTTCTTTTAAATTCTTCATCTATGTAATTGTGCAGTTTTTGTTTAAATGTATCTGGATAAGTTTTCCAATCAAATATTGTTTTAATATTTTTTAATTCTCTTCTTTTTTCAAACACCTCCCAATATTGTTCTTTTATAGATTTAGATCTTTTGAAAGGATTATCTTCTAGTGGTAAAGCAATTACAAGATTTTGTATTTCGTATATTTCACCTATTTGACCTGTTTTACTTATTACTATAATATCATATTCTTTATTGTAACCATACTCCCATTTTTTAGACTTGTTAAGTCTTTTAATAACATGTGGCTTTATAGGTTCAACTATTTTATATAAATTTTGCTCGTACATTACTTAGATCTTTTTTCAGCAAAACCTTTAAAAGTAGTTTCTTTTTTATCTACAATTATATCTTCTAATATATTACTTTCTTCTTGTATACGATTAAGTATTTCAAACGCATCAAATATAGCTAGCTTTTTTGTAGCTGCAGCATTTTTTAATCTATCAGCTGATATATCATCATCAGAATCAACAATAGCTTCTTTAGCAACTTTAATTAGTTCCTCAACTGCCTTGTGCCCAGCTAGGATTATATTCTGTTTCGTTTCCTTGACGTTCATATTTAATTACAATATCATTAGATTTCATACAATAAAGACGTTTGCCATTTATAACAAAGTCATATTCTCCTCCAGGTGCATAACCAATAAGATCTCCCTCGTTGATTTTTAGCGCTTTTAACGCACTATTACCGTATTTTAATATACCTACAAGGTATTGCTCTTGATCAGACACTGTATTGTCATTACTTCTGATTGGACTTACAAAACATCTATTATTAATAGTGTTCCATTTGTCTTTTCTTTTGTATAAATATATTTGATCTAGTTGAACAAAATATAAACCATCTTTAAAATAAGATTTACTATTTTTTTCTTCACCTTTTATATTGTACCATCTTCTAAATACATTATGATGAATCATAATTAAATCTCCTTTTTGTATAGAGGTTTTGTAAGATAATGGTACTTCTATAACTTTAGCTATATTATTTACAGACTTAAAAGTTTCTACCTGCGTGTTAATTATAAGGCTTTTGTCACCTACTTTAACTTTATTATTATATCGTTGGCCGTAAGGCTCAACAATAAAATCAAATAAGCTTTTCACTAATATTCTAAATCATACTCAACGGATATAGCCATGTTAGAATTAAATTTCTTCCACGGCAATACCTCGTCTTGTTTTTTGATAAAAATATTATAAGACTTGTCTTCTTTATCAGAAAGTATATGTGATATAGTATGACCTCCATATACTGACTGCCCTATCGAATAGTGCATAGCATCAGTTTTGTAGTCAGAACCAATACTTATCTTTCTAATAACTGAAGACATTATTTCTTATCTTCTTCTTTTTCAATAGGTTCATATGTTCCATCTTCTAAATTAATATTGATAGAGCCATATTCTTTTTCTAGTTCTTTTTTGAAGTCTTCAGTCTTTTTGTTTTCTTCATGGAACTTTCCTAATACTGCGGATTTTTGGGCTTCTAAGAAACCAACTTCATTTAAGATCTTATTAAGTTCTTTTTGAAAGCCTTGAATCTTTTCTAATTGGTCTTTGGTAATCATTGATTTTACTTCACTCATTTTATTAAATTTAATTATTTGTTGCTTATTGCTTTAAATTTTTCTGCACCTCGAGAACCAAAATAAGCAACATAAACGGTTATCAAAAGTGATTTTAAAAGGTCGATCCAGCCAGTATCAATACTAAAAGCTATATCAAACCCATCTAATAATATAAAAACTATAAGAGATATTGTTAAAAATATTAAAGCCATTGGTCTTGTATTTTTACTAAGCCATGAATCTGACTTCATATCGCTTGACCAACGCTTCGTAACCTCTTGTAATTCAATCATATCTTGCTCTAATAGTTTAAGAGCTATTTCCTTATCTTGTGGTGGTAGGTCTGGATCTTTATGTATAAGATTTTTAACCATACCTAGTGCACCTCGATCAGGCAATATATTACTAATCACATCTACAATACCTGATTTACCTAATAGGAATTTACCTACTTTAGTATCTTTAAATTTTTTTTTAGGTTTAGACATAATTATCCTGCTTTATATGCGGGTGCTTCCCACGGTAATTTTTTATTTGCTTCATTAAATGTAGATCTAGGGTAAGTTTTACCTTTCCAATAAACATTTTTTTCATCATAATCTAAATCTCCAGAAGCTAATTGTTTTATATGAACCTCTTCGTGATTAATAGTATCTATTATATCATCTTGATGTGTCATATCCTGGTTAATTAAAATAGTACCTCTTTTATCAGCTCTACCCATTATGTTATCACCTAAAGGCATATTAACTATTGGGGTAGGGTTTTTTTTAAAAGGAGGTATTAATTTAAAACTCATTTTCCAGGAAACATTTTATTTAAATATTCTTTACGTTGAGCACAACCGCAGGGTATATTTAAACCCTGCGAGACTGTGTCAACCATTTTTTTGATACCAGTTGCTTTAGTAAAAGATTCTATTCTATCACCTAAACCTTTTGGTTTCATACTTATATTACAGCTACACCTGTTACAGTACAGAAAGTAAGAGCTTGTCCGCTAGCACTAACTGTAGCAGGAATACCTCCAAGTTTTGTAACTAAACCTCCTGGGTTTGCTGTCCAAGCATCTTGAACTGCATCTACTAAACTAAATCCAGCAGCTGGAGCAGCTTGACCAAATGTAATTCTAAGTGCGTCACTATTACCTGCTGCTAAAGGAGCATTCTTTAAGAAAACATCTACAGATGCAACACCACCTACTACGGCTCCTGCTACAATGTAAGAAATATTATCTTTTGGGATTATAAAATGTTGTGCACCGGGTAAAGCCACACCGGTAAGTGGGATTTTTAAATAACTCATAATAATTGTTTTTTGTTAATTGTTTTAATTTTTTGGTATATCTATAATGGTATTATTTGGTTTACTTTATTTTACTACATTTTTCCTTTGTTATCTGCAGCATAAAATGGAACCATTTTTCCATCTTTTTCAACCATTGGCAATTTTTCAGACTTAGGCATGCTTTCTTTTGGATATTTAGTAAGACCATCAGGTTTTTTACCTAAAGATTTATCTTCTCCTTCTCTTTCATCTCTACGATCTTTCATAGATTGTTTCTTATCAGATTCTTTACCATCTTTCATACCTAAAGATTCGTCTTCTCTATCGTCATATCCTTGACCTTTTGGATTACCCATGCTTTTTGATTTATGCATAAAGCCTCCTTTTGGATGACCTCCTGAAATAACTTTAACTTGACCAAAACTATTATAAGCACCAGCTAACACTTGTTTTTGACTGTTACTTATATTGTTTTTATCAACTTTTACTCCTTTTCCTACAACAGCTCCATGCGCAGGCATGCTCTCGTTGTATTTTCCAAGACCAGGAATGTTGTGTTTTCCTGACATACCTTCTTTACCGTGTCCCATAATAATAATTTTTAATTTGTTTGTTTTTATTTTTTTGATTTGCAGCCAAAGTTTTTGGCATAATTAGCCATTTTAACAACAGCTGGTGAATATTTATTTTTGTTTTTCATTACCATACTAGCAGCTGAACAAGCTGACATACCTCGTTTTTTAGCCCATGCGGTAAACTTTCCTTTATTACTATCCTTTATTTCAGGAAACTTTTTTAATAATGGCGATAACATTAGTCTAATGCTATTAAATTATCTAATCCATTTGCTACAGCTGTTACTTGAACCACCGAAACTGGTAATACAAATCCTTCAGCTGGATTAACAAATGTCATTGTTTGATTAGATACTGTTAAAACTGAAACGCTAGCAGGACCAGGATTTACAAAGTCAATAACCGAAAGATCAGCTACAGTAGGTATAGGGTTTACAGTTGTAATTATTTTATCTGTTGCATCTATACTACCAACAGTACCTATTAAAACTCCGTCATCATAAATTAACTGCCCAGCGGCAACTAAAGTATTTGCTGTTTTTATAGTTAAAGTTGATCCAGCTCCAGAAGCACTTGCTATTCCTTGTGTTACTTGAGCACCAACTCCAAACGAATAATTATCAGGTGATGAACCTATATATAAATTATATTCTTTCCAAGAACTTTGATTAACTGAAAAGAAAGTTATAACTGTGTTTTGAGCTATAGCTTTAGCTGTTGTAAAAGTTATTATAGTTGTTGTTGCTGTATAAACTACAGATTCAACTAACATTGCATCGTTAATAGTCCAAGCTAATTGACCACCACCAGCTGGCGCCGTGGCAAACATGTTTCTCTCTATTCCATCAACTACAGTTGTTAAAGTAACAACACGAGACGTTGCGGCCATAGCATTGTGGTTTCCACTAGCTATTGATTGAACTATTTTAGTTCTACCATCTATTAAGTTATCAGGACTTATAGTTGGCACAATACCTCCTTTATATGCTTCTGTGTAATAATTTCTTATCATAATGTTTTATTTTTTTTTTTTATTTTAACATTTC